CGGGAGCGGCTGATACGGCACGGCGGTGTCCGTGATCGTCAGCGTCGTCGTGGACACCTTCCACGTGTTGTTGACCGCGGCGCAGTCGACGTAGAAGGCCTCCAGGGAGCGGTTGATGGCCGCGTCCCACTCGTCAGGCGCCCAAGGCCCGCCCACCTGCATGTTCGCAAGCGTGCGGGCCCCGGTGACCAGTGATTCGAGCGGGACGGCGGGCATCCCCTATTCCTTGGCGGATCGGTCCTTGGCCAGCCGCTTGACGCAGGCCTCGATCGCCTCGCTCAGCGCGCGCCCGAAGGCCTCGCGCTTGTCGTCGGGCACCTCGAGCATCCCCGCGAGCTCGCCCACGGCATCGCCTTCGACCTTGCCGTAGTCGTCATCGCCGGTCTCCTCGGGAGCCGGATCCTTCCCGCCGTCGCCATCGTCGGCTGCTCCCTTCGGGGGCGCGTCGCCACCGGCGCGGGGCTTCTTCCCGCGCTCGATGATGACGTCGATGAAGTCCTTCGCCATGGCGTTACTGCGAGGCGACGAAGAACAGGTAGGCCGACAGGTTGTCCGGCACGTCCGCGTCGATGTAGTTGGTCGCGTCGGTCGACGGGTTGAGCCACTGAATCAGCACGGACCCGTCGGGGGTGTTCGCGTCCACCTTGTTGGCGCGGAGGACGAAGTTGTTGCCGGTCGACTTGGCGCCGTAGACCGCGGTGTCGGGCCCGAGCACCGTCGCCCACCCGCCGTGAAAGACGCGGTACTTCGCAGGCAGCTGGGCCTTGTAGCGCCCGGCCGAGATGCGCGCGCCGACGACGACCCCCGAGTCTTGGGGGAGGTCCTGGTTGGCGATGACGCCGGAGGCGCCGAACACCACCTTGTGCACGAACAGCGTCAGATTGCGCCGTCCCCACACGCCGAGGATTGGTTGCATGCCCATGGTCGTTTCCCTTCGTAGGAAACGACGGGCCGGCCGGGGCGAACCGCGGCCGACCCGCCGTCTCTGTTAGGTCTTGTGGATGACGACCACGTTCACGATCGGGTTGTTGACCCCGATGGTGCCGTAGTAACCCACGCGGCACTCGACAGCGGCCGCGTCCGTCATGCGGAGGATCTTCCCCACGCCGTCGTCGTCGATGAACCGCGGCACCTCGGCCGACCCGCACCCGTAGAACTTCACGGTGGACAGGTCGAGCAGGTAGGACCGCTTCACCGGGCAGTAGCGGTCCGGCGTCACGTCGATCTCGCCCGAGGCCGTCAGGATCTTGATGCCCTGGAACGAGATGCCGTAGGGGCCCTTCGTGGTGTTGGGCCGGTACTTCGCCTGCCCGAACAAGAGCATCGTCTTGTAGTTCGTCGGGTTGGTGAAGTAGACCATCTTCTCGGGGTTGCCCCCGTAGCGGCCGCTGGCCGTGATGGCGTCGATGCAGCTGTCCTCGATGTTGGCCGTCGAGGAGGTGCGATCGAGGATGGTGCCGCGGAAGAGCGCGTTGGTGCTCCGGTCCACGCCCGAGGCGACGTCGACGCCGGCGGTGACCGTCGTCGGGAACCACGCGTCGAGCCCGTTCAGGCCCGTGGGGGCCGGTGAGGCGCCGGTGCCGCGGTTGCCGGCGGGGAACACGAAGTCGCCGACCGCGATCGCCGCGATGGCGGTCGACAGGTTCTGGGTCATCGTGATGTACCCCTTCTCGGGGTCCTCGATGCCCGCCACCTCCATGACGGCACCAGCGCTGCGCGCCGCCGAGGTGTGATCGTCCACGGCCGCGATGAGCTGCATGCCCTGGACGTAGAGGACCGAGTCCTCCGGCTCCTTGAGGATCATCCGCGTGCTGGCGATGGTCGTCGACGCGTCGATCTGACCGCAGCAGCACCAGCCGTTGCGGTAGATGTCCGCGCTGAACTGGTGCATCACGCCGTCCATGATGCCGTCGATCTGCGTGCACAATTCGTCGTAGACCGCGCCCTTGTTGTCGCTGGCCGCGGCCATCAGCAACGAGTCGATCTGCGCGACGCCGAATTTCTTGTACCAGCTCGGCTTGAACTGAACGACCTTCGTGATGCCCGTCGAGGTCGCGGCGCGCGCCTGGGCGGTTGCGAAGTCGTTGGCGACGGCCGGCGAAGCGGTGTTGCGGATCGGGATGACCGGCGTCAGGCCCGACCAACGGACCTTCGGGATCATCGCCGCCAGCGCACCCTTGGACCAGCCGACCTTGCCGCGGAACTGCAGGTCGTAGTTCAACAGCAACGCGTCGGCGAGCGTGGTTATCGTGCCGCCGGGCGTGCTTCCTTGATTGGACGCCATTGCGAAACCTCACGTGCAGGGGTTGGGGAACCACCGCTGCCGTCCGTAGGTTTCGCGTTACGGTCGTTTCGCAATTCAGCGCGGGTCAGATCTCAAGGTACCCGAGCCCCATTCGCGGTCCAATCTTCCTGTTTCTGCTCTCCGTCAGGCGCGATCGCCGGCTGCTGGCTGCGCCGCTTGCGCGCCTCCTCTAGCGCCGCCTCCATCATTTCGGTCGCCAGCTTCTTGACCGTCTCGTCGTCGAGGGCGCGCTTGGGCAAGCCGAGCCCGTAGGCCGCCGCGAACTTGATCGCGTCCATCTGCTTCGGGTTGTCGTCGTCGAAGGCGATGCCGAGGACGACGTCGGCCAACGACCGCTTCTTCTTGGGATCGGCCTCCTCGAACGCCACGCGCATTCGCGTGGCGAACTCAGCTACCCCTTTCGGGCGGCCGCGCGGGTTACCGCTCTGGCCTTTCTTCCATGGCACGGCGAGGTTGGCGCGGTTGCCCCGCGCCTGGTGGTTCGCCACATCACGTCCAGCCGAAGCGCGCCTTTACCGCCTCCCGTCGCTCCTCTGCTTCCAGGTTCGCAGGTAGGGCCTCGTTCGAGCCGGCGCGCGGTGCGGCGCCCCCGGTTCGCTTGCCAACCGATGGGGCCGGCGTCGGCTTCTTGGGCGGGGTGGCGGCGGCGGCCGGCGCTCCGCGCTTGGCGGCGTAGGCCTCCAGGACGCCGCGCTGGTCTTCGATGAGCTGCTCCTCGACGAGCGGCGCCGCCTTGGCCACGTATGCGTGCTGCTGGCCAGCGGGGGAGCCGTCCTGCTCCCAAAGACGCCGGGCCGTGGCGTGCACGAGCTCGAGGCCGCTCATGACCTCCGTCTTTCCGTCAGAGCTCTCGACCGTCACGCGCCGGGTGGCGCGGACGACAGGGATGTCCATCTTTTCGGTCAGGCGCTCCACGATGGTCATCGCCTCCCGCCGGTTGATCTCGGCCTCGCGCTGCTCGAGCTTGGCGACGCGATCGTTGAGCGCGGGATCGGTGGAGGGTTTCTCGGGTGGCTTGTCCGGCAGCGTCGCCGGGTCGGCCATCAGGAGATCCAGCGCCTGGTCGCGGGTGATGCCTTTCGCCCGGGCGATGGACAGCAGGTCTCCGGAGAGGGCCGCCTCGGCCTCCTGGCGCTTCCGGCGCTCCTCGCCGAGCTGGCGCTCGATGTCCAGCTTCGCGCGCTCCGCCGCCACCCTGGCATCGAGGTTGCCCAGCCGATCGCGACGGCTGGTCTCCGCGGGCGCCGCGCCGGCGGGCGGGGTCGTCTCCGTCTCAGCGGCCGCGGCAGTGGCGTCGCCGGCGGGCGTTTCGGCGGCTCCCGTGTCGTCGTCGGCCTGGGTGATCTGGCGGCCGAGAAGCTCGCGGATCTTCGCTTGCTTCTCGTCGTCGCCACCGGCACCCGTCGCGATGGGGGCGCCGGTGCCGGCCGCGGCGTCAGCCTGGCGGTCTTGTTCGGGGGGCGCCTCTCCGACGGGGGCGTGCTCGTTCCATGGGGTGACTGTCGGGTCCATCATACGGGACTCGCCGGGCTGCACCTTGAGGATGCCGTCGCGCGCGTTCGGGATTGCGGAGGGGCCGGGCGCGGGGATGCGCGTGGCGGCGCTGCTGCTCGATCGTTTCGCCATGTGGATGCCTTTCGTTGCGTCGTGGTGTTACAGGAGCGGGGCCGCCTCCGGCGTCTGCGGGAGGCCTGGGAGAGCTGGCGCCGAGGGGGCGGCGGGGATCGCCGTGAGCGGCGAGGGGGCCGCGCCGAGCTGGGGAGCAACGGGGGCGGGAGTCGCCGAAGGGTCGAGCGCCGGCGCCTTGCCCGCGGCCTTGTCGCGCGCCTGCTGGGCGATCGGCTGCAGGTAGTCCAGCAGCTTGCGCATCGCGTACATGTTCTCGGGCGGGTACGAGCCGTCGGTGTCCGCTCGCAGGTAGCGGAGGCGGCAGTACTCGAAGCACTTGATCGGGTTGACCCACTCGATGGGCGTCGTGTAGGGCGCCTCGCCCTCCAGGAGGTCGTCGCAGAACTTCTCGATCCACTCGTACTCGGCGAGGCGGACCTGGACGATGCTGTCGAGGTCGGGGACGCCGAGGAGCTTCATCGCCTCCTCCTGGTCGAACCAGCCGGCCTTGGTCGCGTCCATGACGCGCTGAAGGCGCGCGGGTACGCTCTGCCCGAACAGGGACGTGGGGTATGCGCGGACGGTCTGCTTGGTTCCGTCGGCCTTCATCTTGATTCGACGGGAGCGCCCGATCTCGGTGGCGGTGTACTCGCGGGTCCCGCCGATGTCACTCTCCAGCGCGTACCACTTCTCGGCCACGCTCGGCGCCATCTGCTCCCACCCCTGCGAGAGCTGCGACAGCCGGTCGCTCTGCAGGTCGGTCACGGCCTCGATCGCGACGGCTGCCGTCACACCCTGGGGCTTGGTGGCCTGGGCGGCGTTGGGGCTCACGCCGAGGACCTCGAACATCCAAGCCTTCTTCATCTCGAACCAGCGATAGGCGTCGCCGTCGATGGGCTTGGGGTTGTGGAACTTCATGTCCTGGGCCGGCGAGGTCTCGATGACCTGGACGATGTCGTTCGTGATCTTCTCGGGGGCGACGCCGCCGCTCACGAAGAGCTTCGCCGAGAGGTGGTACGCCTGGTCGATCTCGTAGATGGTGTCGTCGACGCCCGTCTGGATGCCGCGCACCTTGTCGAGGGCGGACCGCCCCCAGAACCCGGTGCCTTCGGCCTTGTCGAAGCGGAACACGTCGTACGGGTGCCAAGGGTGCTTCCACTCGCGGTGCTCGGGCGCCGAACAGATGGCGTCGCCGACCATCACGATCCGCCGCCCCTTCGGTCCGCGCGCGCACGCGTCCACCACGCGGACCTGGGGCTTGCCGCTGCGCATGGCCAGGCCGTCGAGGCCGTTGCTTCCCACGTAACCGGGCATGGCCGCCAGGCGCCGTGAGCCGTCGATGATGAGCGCGCGCTGGGCGTCGCTGTCGCCGTAGACGCGAAGGGCCTGCTTCGGAGTGATGTAGCGAACGTGGTAGGTGCACTCGGGCTCGCCGTACTTGCCGTCCTCCTCGTCGACCTTCAGCTCCCACGACGGGAAGCGTCCGAGCCGGACCAGGTGCTCCTCGTCGTCCGTGCCGGGAAAGAGCGTCTCGATCCAAGTCTTGAGCACGCCACCGGTGCCGGTCAGCGCGTCGCGGAAGGCGTAGGACGCTTCCTCCTGGTACTTCTCGCGCTGGCACCAGGAATCCGACGCGGAGGTCCGCTCGCGGCACAGCCGGTCCGTCCTGTAGTTGCCGGCCTCGGGGATGAACTGGGCGCGCGGTCGGAAGCTGCAGATCCGGGAGACGATCGTGCTCACCACCGAGTAGCAGGCGTTGTACTTCAGCGTTCCGGCCTCGCCGACGAGCGCGGCGTAGCTCCACAGGTCGGCCATGGTGATGGCCGTAAACGGGCGCCCGCAGTAGAGCGCCAGGTCGATGAGGGTCGCCACCATGCGCCCCTGCTCCGCGGAAGAGGTCTCGATCGAGCTGACCGCCTGGTCGAGCTTGGAGCGAATGACCGTCGGGTCGGCTTCAACGTCGAGATCGCACCACTCCGTGTCGTACTGGTTCATCGGCTGCGTCCCTTCTTGACCAGCGCATCCAGGCGCTCGCGCTCACGCTCGAACGGGTCCAACGTCTTCTTCGGCTTCGGGGGCACGTGCTTCTCCCAATAGAAGCCGAGGGCGTAGCGGCCGCATTCCGAGGCGGTCGGGTGGTAGGCCTGCCAAGCGCCGTCCTTCAGCTTCGCGCGCGCGTAGTCGGTGGCCAGGTTGCTGCCGTCCATGACGGCGAGCACGCCGTCCTCGAGGAGGTCGTTGTTGCGGCGGATCTGGCCATCCATGTCGGCCTTCTTGGCGGCCCGGATGACCGGCACGCCGTACTGGTGGCCGAAGGTGTCGAGCTCGGTGTCGCTGTTGGTGTCGTAGCGCCACATCAGCGTCGGGTAGTACTTCGCCACGAAGGAGCCGAGGACCCGCATCACCTGGCCCCAGGTCAGCCGCGCGCCCGCCGGCGAGACCCAATCGACCAGGTGCTGGATGCGTCGGTGCGTCTTCCCCCAACCCAGGACCACCAACCCGAAGGGATCGTCCCCGCCAGGGTCGATCGCCACCGCGAACGTGTCGATGCCCGGCCAGGGCTTCGCGAACATGACCCGGCCGAAACCAGGGGGCGGCTCCCAGCCGCGCGCCCAGTCGGGCGTCTCGGGCGTGTACCCGTTCCGCTTGGCGTCGTAGTGGTAGGTCGTCTCGTTGGGGTCGTAGACGTCGCGGTTCATCCAGTCCCGGAGCACCCGGTAGACCACCGACATGTGCCGCTTCACGTGGTCCGGCGGGTTCTTCAGGTCGCACTCGAGGTCCGCGAAGGTGAGGCCCTTGTCGGCCAGGTAGAGGCGCAGCGTCTCCATCGCCTCGGGGGTGTGGGGGTTGTCGGCGCGCGCCCACGAGTGATGCTCCCAACTCGGATCGGTGGAGCGCTCGTAGAAGCGCCCCGCCGGGACGTCCGGCCGGACGCCGGCCTCGATGACCACCGTTTCGGGGGTCAGCATCGGGGGCAGGGCGACGTCGTGCAGGTAGTCCAACATGGCGTCGGCCTGGTCCTGGCTTTCGTCGATGATGAACGTCGAGCCCGCGGGCAGCCGGTTCCCGAGAAGGTTCCGGAGGTGCCGGAGGTCGTCCGACCCCATGAACAGCGCGCGCGTGCCGTTCGGGAAGTAGGAGATCATCTGCTGCTCATTGTCGCGCCGCTCGATGTCGTAGCGATCCAGCAGCCCCCGCTGCCAGATGGGGATCCAATTGTTCTGGCGGACGGCCACGCCGTTGAGGCCCACAAGAATCTGCCAGCTGCCGGCGTACTCCAGACCGCGGTCGAGCATCAGGCCGTCGCAGCCCTGGCTCTTGCCGCTCTGTCGCGCGCACTTGACGTGCCGGCGCCGCGCCTTCGAACTGACGAAGCGCCATTGCGGCATGTGGGGGCCGCAGAACGCGCGCAGCGACCAGCGCGGACGCACCGGCTCGAACGAGACCAGCTCGTCGGCGAGCTCGGCCAGTGGGCTCACCCGGCGGCCCTCATCCGCTCCCTGGGCGGCGGCTCCGTCGCCTCCACCCAGGGAAGCCCGTGGCAGATCGTCCACCGCTTCCAGCTCGGCGTCGGCATGAACGCGCGCAGCTGCTTCACACTCGGCCGCCAGTCGAGCACCAGCGCCAGCCCGAAGCCCTCGCCGCGGAAGGCGCGCTTCACGTAGAGCGCGCGCACCACCTCGCCGGTGGTTACCAGGAAGCCGAGGATGACGCCGTCCTCGTCGTAGACCCGGCACTCGCCCGCATCGATCCAGGCGTCGACGATGGGGCCGTTGACCTGCGACCAGTCCGCCCACGTCGTGCCGTGCGGCCAGCGCAGCTTGCAGCAGGTCTCCCGGACGAACTTTCGCTCGTCCGGGCGCATCGCCCGGATCACGAAGGCAGCGGCTCCGTCTTCGGAGGCTCACCGTCCGGCTTCGCATCCGGGATCCCAAGGCAGCCCGGTGTGCCCTTTCCTGCGTCGAGCGCGGCGGCCGCCGCGGCGCGGCTCGCGAGGAACTCCGGAGCGGTGTCCTTGTCGCCCGTCACCTTCAAAACCATCCACTCCTTGCACTTCGAACACTGCCAGTTGCGGAAGTCCGGCGTCTTCTCGTCGATGTCTTTCGCCGCCTGCCAATCGTGCGCCTCCGTGGGCTTCGCCGACTCGAGCGCCGGCGGCTTCTCCAAGCACCCCGTCGGGCCCTTGCCGGCGTCGATGTCGGCCGCCACCTCGAGGACGCGGGCCTCATCTTCATCGGGCACGCCCTTGACCTTGACCGCAACCCACTGCTCGCACTTCGAGCACTGCCAGTGCCGGAGGTTGCCGTCGGTCTCGGCGTCCCTGTCCAGCCGCTTCTGCCAGTCGTGCGGGACCAGCGCGACCTTCTCGCGGGCCTCCTGCTCGGCGTGGGCGGCCTTCACCTTCGCCACGAACTCGCCGCGGAACTCCTTGTCGGCCAGCATCCCGAGATACTCGGGCCCGCACTGGACGGACACCCCGTCGAAGGTCACGTTGACCGCGTGGATCACCGTGTCCGGGCCGGCCGCCCACAGCTTGCCGTCGATGTTGACGCCTCGGATGCCGGCGCGGTCCCAGGTCACCGCGTCGTGGGGGCTGTTCTTCAGCGCCCGGTGCGACACGGTGATTTCGTTGATGGTGACGCCGTCCTCGTTTCGAAGTTGACCCATTCCCCAACGGTAAGGGCAAACCCGAAACCGTCCATTGTTCCTATCCGGTGGGACCAGGGGCTATTCGGGCACCCCCAAAAAGGGGACATTCCTCCCTGTGCCGCCCATGGAGGTCGGGGCAGTTGCCGGAGCATTTGCCGGAGCATTTCAACGCCGCCGCGGCCTCGCCAAAAAGCACCGGTGTCACGGGCGCGCCCGGGGCCAACTCCTGGACCTTCCCTTCCTCCCAGACCAAGCCGTTCATATCCCGGTGCAGCGGATCCGAGTGGCAATCGAGGATGCACGGGAACCCGTGCATCCCGTTGATTCGCGCCCCACACTTACGCATCTCCGAGACAGCTATCGTCGCATCCGCCCTCTTTCGAAGTCGCTTGTTGGCCGCCTTTTCCTCGGCCGCGACGAGATCCGAGAGCGTAGCTAGCCGCCCGTCGACGAAACCGTAGATGGCCGTGTTGGTCACCCCGTCATCGACGAGGGTATCGTAGAAGTCGCGCGTCACTTTGAGCTTGTACTCGTTGTTCATGGTGTCCTTTTGTTTGTCGTCATTCCCCGTGGTCTCCGCACGGCAGGAGGAGGGAGCACGGCCCCCCCCAGAACATGGGGTGCCGGCATCGAACACCAGCCGCGAGCTCGCGCACTACGCGCGCCCGCGCCTCGGCCGGGCTCTCGCTGTCCCGGCCGTAGCAGTCTCGACCCCACTTCACCGCCGCCGCGCCGCGCTTCCCTTCGAGCCGAGCTCTCCCGACGCTGAAGATCGACTTGACCGACCGTTCGGACAGCCCGAGCTCCGCCGCGGCATCGGCGTACGAGCTGCCGCTCGCGAGCAGCGACAGCACCTCGCGCTCCCGAGATGTCAGCAGGCGCGCGCCGGGCCCGGCTGCCTGGTGTCCGATCTGCTCGAGCGTCATCGGCTTTTGCCCTCCAGCCCCAGCTTCTTCGCCCGCCGCTCCACCGCCTTGCGGTGCATGCCCAGCATCAGCGCCGCGGCGCTCTTGTTGCCGTCGCACGCCTCCAACGTCGTCGCCAGGAGCGCCCGGTCCATATCCACGAGCTTTCGGCGAAGCCATGAGATCCGCTCGGCCAGGGTCGCGTCGTCGCTCACCCGGTCGCTTCCGCGTGCGCCTTGAGCTGGAAAAACGTTCTCTCGATCGTGCTGTCCGCCTGGATCTTCTCCAGCATGCAGCCGGTCCGGCCGCGGTACGTCGCCGCACGGACTCGCATCTCGTTCACTCTCTCCGCGGCGATCCCCCTGAGCATGTCACGGTAGGCATCCCCGTCCATCTCGACGACGGTGATCTCCGGTTCCATCCCGCGCAGCGCCTCGACAGCGCCGTCAGCGATCGCGGCGGCACCGCCCGGGTTGCGCCAGTCGATGGCATACCTCGTCCCGAACGTTGAGAGCCACAGGATGCGCTCGTTGTCGTCGACCCAGCGTCCTTCGATCATCCCTCGTCCTTTCGTTTTGCCGCGGCCCGGAGGGCCTCCAGCGTTTCCGGATCAGCGATGTCCGCCTCCGGATCGGCCAACTCGAGCTCGACGAACTCGCCCACGACGAACCCTGTCGTGTCCTCGACGGGGAGGCAGATGATCGGCAGGTCACCGGCGCTCGCGCCTCCGTCGCCGTCGCCGGCGGTTTTGTGGCGCCCCAGCAACACCACCTTCACGGGCTCGTCTGCCTTCGGGACCGAGAGCACCGGGATTCGCTTCGGGAGCCGTACGCGTTTGGTCATGACGCCTTTCTACCCGCCGCTCGGCGCTTCGCGCCGGCGTCCCGCTTCCTGAGGCGGTCCAGATGCGCGCGCCCGGCGGCGCGCTCCGTGTCGGAGTACTCGTGGTCGGGCAACTCCATCGGGCGCCCGAGCGCCGCCTCCGCCGCCGGCCGGCGGGCGGCCACCACCTTCCCGTCCCGCCACAGCCGCCGCTGGTTGGCCATCAGAAGTCGTCCCCTGTCGGCACGGGCGCGAAGCCGGGCCCCACGTCGTCGTAGAACGCCATCAGGTCGCCACGCCAGATGATTTTCTTCGCCGCGCCGGTGGCGCCGTTCCGATGCTTGGCGACGATGAGCTTGGCGAGCGTCCCCTCCCGCCAGGGGAAGATCACCATGTCCGCGTCCTGCTCGACGGCGCCAGAGTCGCGGAGGTCCGAGAGCACGGGCTCGCGCGGCGTGCCGCCGCTCATGTTCTGGCGGTTGAGCTGCGCCACCAAGATCAGCGGGCACTTCAGGTCCCCCGCCAGCGTCTTGAAGGCCCGCGACCAGGCTGCCACCTCGAGCTGCCGGTTCTCCGCGTCGCCGTCTGAGCGCACCAGCCCGAGGTAGTCGACCACCAGCAGCGCCAGCCCTTCCCGCGCGTGCTGCGCGCGCCAGCGGCGCGCCTCGGCGGCGATGCGGCCCATGGACAGCTTCCGGTCGTCGACCCACAGCGGGAGCGGCTGCAGGTTCTTTTGGGCGACGCGGACCTTGCGCCATTCCTCCAAGTTCAGGTCTCCAGCCGTTACGCCCGGGACGTTGCCGGCGAACGTCAGGGCCCGCTCGGTCAGCTCCTGCACCGACATCTCCAGCGAGAAGCAGAGCGCCGGCACCCCAGCCATCGCCGCTCGGATCGCCGTCGTCCACGCGAACGAGCTCTTCCCGCCACCGGGGTTGGCGGCCACCACGATCTGCTGCCCGGGCCGAAACCCGCGGATGATCTCGTCCAGCGCCCGCAGGCCCGTCATGACAGCCGCGATGCTCGGTTCTGCCGCCCTCCGCTCGATCGCCGCCGTCGCGTCGTCGAGGATGTCGCCGATCCGGACCGGACCAGCTTCGGACGGCGCCTCCAGGCTGTCGATGCTCTGCCGAAGCTCGACGAGCAGCTCGTCGAGGCCGGCGTCGCCGCCTGCGCGCGCCGCGGTCTCCTTGCACACCGCGATCAGCCGCCGGCGGACCGCCTTGTCGCGCACGATTCGCGCGTAGTGGCGCGCCGCCTCTGCCGTCGGGACGACGTTCGAGAGCGTCAGGATGTACCCTTCGCCCTCCGGAAGCCGCCCGACCATGCCCCGCACCCGGAGCTCGTCGAGCAGCGACAGCGCTTCGAGGTGGCCCCGCCGATCGCAGGCCTGCATCGCCTCCCAGATCTCCCGGTGCGCGGGCAGCAGGAAATCGTCCGTGGCGAGGATGCCGGCCAGCTCAGGGAAAACATCCGAGCGGATCAGCACCGAGCCGAGCGTTGCCATCTCGGCGTCGTAGTTGTGCGGCAGGCGTTCGGATCCTCGGGCGTGGTCAGAGTCGACAACCGAAAGTTGCGTCATGAGGTTCTCTCTCTCCGGTGGGTCAGGTCGGGGTATTGGGATTTGGCGGGACGGCCTCCAGGTGGGCCGGTCGCGCGCGTCGAAACCTTCGGCGCCGTGCCTCTCGCGGTTTCGTAGTCCTCGGTCAGGTCGGCGAACCAGTACCCGAAGGCCTTTGCCGGGTTCCGCGCGAGCTCGTTCGCCTCCGGGTGCTCGCCTGCCTTGACGCGCATCAAGAACCTGCGCATCGAGGGCTCGACGATTTCGGCGAGGCCAGGCGTCGCTCGGATGGTCTCGGCCATGGTCTGCGGCTTTCCGGGCTTGCACCCGAGACCGCTCCAAGGCTCCCCGCCGAGGATTTCCTTGCGGAGGTTCCCGAACATCGTCGGGAGACCCCAGCCGTCTACGGCATTCTGCGCCGGCGTCTTCTTCGCCAGGGCAGACCCTGGCCATGGTGCGGTGCCCGTACCCTCGGACTCATGCACCGATGGTGGTTCCGGCTCCTGCTCCGACTCCGAGGGTACTTCTGGCCCTACCGGAGGGGTGGGCGATCCGGATCCGGATCCACCCCCAGATCCAAGACCAGATCCCAGATCCCAGATCCCAGATCTAACCGGCTCGTACGAACCTTTTCCCGGCTCGACCAGTACAAGCCCGTTTTGTTCACGGCTTTGTCCCACACTGTGTGTGTTCGGGGGTGGCAACCCGAGGCGTGGCTCCTTCGGGTGCGGGCGCTGATGTCGAGCGAAGTTCGTGATCTGGATGCACCGGCGCCCGTCCTCCGCCACGTAGCGCACGATGAGGCCTGGGTTCGCCGCGAGCTCGGAGAGTATGACTTCGCCGTCCAGGTCGCGGTCGAACGGCAGGATGTCCGAGAGCAGGCGCCGCGGGCGATCTAGGAGCCTCCCGTCAGCGTCGGCATGGCACCACAGTCCCTGGAAGAACAGACGGGCGAACGGTGACAGCGAGGAGATGTCCTCCGACCGGAAGAACTCGGGCTTGAGCGTGCGCATGCGAGCCATGGCCTAGCGGCGCACCTCGCGGACGAAATCGCGAACCAGGTAGCCCAGCGCGATTAGCGCCAGCGTCACCACATCGAACGCCGACAGCACGCGAGTTCGGGCGCCGATGACGAGCAGCCAGAAGAGCACGAACGCCACCTATGGCCAGCCCTTCCACACGAGAATCGCCAGCTCCGCCACCACCAGCGCCAGCAGGGCCCACCAGTTCACCTTGGGCGGGCGCTGGCGTGGCGCGCGGAAAGCGGCGCGGCGCTCGAGGACGTGCATGGGGAGCGCCGCGCCGGCGGTCACTTCGAGGCTCCCGGGCCGAAGAAGATCTTCTCTCCGCAGAACGGGCAGTGGTTGAAGAGAATCGGCGCGCCCTTCGGCTTCATGCCTTCCCGTGCCGCCACCCCCAGTGTGCTGAACTTCCCCGTCTTGAAGCTGTAGCCGTCGTACTGGAACACGCCGCGCGTGTCGGTCGCGTTCAAGATCGCCTCAAGGGCGCCACACCAACGCGTCTTCCCGGCCCTGGGTGGCTTACACGGAGTCCGAAGTCGTGGCCTTCCGACAGCGGGAGGCATCGACTTGGTCGGGTCGATAGCGCTCACGAGGCGTCTCCCTCGACGGTCGCCGCCTTCGTCTCGGGAGCACCAGGGAACTTCCTGAGGCGGTCGAGCGTCTCGGCCGTCGTCGCGTGGCCTTCGAACGACGGCAGCTCGACGCCTTCACGCCACAGCAGCAGCGTCGCCGCGTTGGCGGTGCCGAACTGCTTCTCGATGTAGCGGCCCTGCGGCGTGAGCTGCACCGCCCAGCCCGCGATGCAGTGCTTCGTCCCGCACGACGAGTGCCACGTGCCTTGGTCCCAGGTCTCGGGATGGGCCTCGATTTGGGCGACGATTTTGCGCGGGAGCTCGGGGTCGAACTCGATGCCGAGCTGCTCGCGCAGGTTGTCGTAGGCGATCCCTTTCGCGCCCGCCAGGTTCGCGCCCGCCAGGTACGCGTCCGCCAGGTTCGCGCCCGCCAGGTTCGCGCGCGCGCCGCCGGCTTCGCCGCGGCGCCATTTGCCGTGCGCCTCGAGGATCGGCGCCAGTTCTGCAGCCGTCATCGGCGCCCGGGTCATGACGCCCTCCGAGCGCGGGCCCGGATGGCCGCCGTCGCGAGAATGAACCCGGCGCCGCACAGTCTGGTGATCGGTCGCCCGGCCAGGGCGACCGCGGCGCACCGGCCGCACAGCTTCGCGTGGTCGCGCAGCGCGGCCGCGCCTGGCGACAGCCGCCTCGACACCGCCGTCACAGCGACACCCCGGCGGCGCGAACCGCCCGGTTGCAGAGGACCGCGGCGCCGCGCGCCGTGAGCTCGCCGGCGGCCAGACGTCGAGCAAGAGACTGGATTGTCTCGCTCAGGCCTGGCTTCCGAGAAGCCTTGGAACTACGTGATTTTTCTGTCCTTCGTGGGCCCAGCAGGGTTCGAACCTGCGGCCTACGGATTAAAAGTCCGCAGGCTTGGGCCGCGCGAAGGACACCGCTGTTGCTGGTGTCCATGCGCTTGCTCCCTCAAGACGGCCGCCGTCGCTGGCACTATTCCCCCGAATGGCACCTGACAGCACGTCGACGACGTCGGCCGACCTCAGTGAGTAAGCGTGCTGCATCAGCATTCGGGGTACCTCCACCGTTAAGCGATTTGCGCAATGCGAGTCAAGGAATTTTTCTCCCCACCGCTTGCGCGACGGCGGCGCAGGTCTTACACGCCGCTCGCTGCGGACCCTTGCGAGGCTTCGCGAGCTCGGCGCGGATCTGGTCTCGGCGCTCGCGGAAGTCGATCACGTCCCTGGTGTCGACGATGTCGTATCGATCGAACACCGCGCGCGTCTTGTGGCCGGTGATCCCCATGATGAGCTTCTCCGGCTCGCCGTCGCGCCTGGTGAGCGTCACGAAGGAGCGGCGGAGGTCATGGAGCCACGGCGGGCCGTCGGGCCCGTCGAGCCCTAGGCGGCGCACCAGGCGGCCGAACCGGTGCGTCCAGGTGTCCTTGTGCAGCGGGCGGCCGTGGTTCCGGCGGCTCTCGAACACGAAGACCGTCTCGGGCAACCGCTCGAGCGCACGGACCGACTCCGACGAGAGCGGCACGTGCCGCCCAGACTTCTTGCCCTTCGTTTCCTTCGACGGGATCCAGGCCAGGCCGTTCTGGATGCGATCGCGGCGCAGGCCGGCCGCCTCACCCCGCCTGAGGCCCGTGTGGTGCACCAGCGTGATGTACGCCGCCAGCGCCGGGCCCGCCGCGCGCAGGAAGTCGTCCAGCGTGAGGCAGGCGCCGGCCCGCTCCTCGATGATCGTGGTGCGGGCGTTGTCCTCGGGCGCGATCAACTCGCGGGTCATGCCGGGCCCGTGGAGTTGGGAGCGCGCAACGCGGCCACGGCGCACGCCGAAGTTGACCAGGCGGCGGAGGAGGGCGATCTCCCGGTTCACCGTCGCGAGCGCCGCCCCAGCCTCGAGGCGGCGCGACCGGTACCCGTCAACGTCCGACGGCGAGACGGCGACCGCGTCGACGTGTCCGAACGCCGGACGGACGTGATCGCGGTAGCGCTGCTCGTAGTCGCGCCAGCTGGCCAGGAGCGTGCTCGCGGATAGCTTGAACTCCGGCCACAGTTCGTCAACGGTGACGACGGTGGCCGGTGGAGCGGACAGCCGCTCCACCTTCGCCGTGAGCGCGGCGATCGCATCGAGGACCTCGTTTGACATGGGGGATAGGGGAAAACCCGAGCCGACAGCAAGGATTGGACCGTGGGCACGGCCGCAAGAAACCGCGCTCGCGGGCGCTCGCGGGCGCCTGGTCAGTTTCAAAACCTGTGACGGTGGTCCTATGACCGGATGGCCATCGCCTTCCGCCGCTGGCGACGAAGTCGCTTCTTTTCAGCCAGCCGAGCCGCATTCTTGCGCCGGTATTCTTTTTCGTACGCCTTCCTTCGCCTAAGCGCCTCCTTCCCTATCCTCCGAGCCCTGGCTCTCTTCTCGGACGTGGACAACTTGGCGTTCCGGGCCCTCGCCAGCGCATTTTTCCTCGCGCGTCCCTCGCTGCTCATGGCAGCCCACCTGGCGCGATCAGCGGCGCGCATGGACTCGCGATTCTCCTCTCGGTAGGCGCGAGCGCGCTCCAATTCGATCCTTTGATTGACGCGATACCGAGCACGGGTACCTTCCCTTCGCGCGTCTCTCTTCTCGACTGAAAGCGATCTCCAATATCGCTTTCCCTGCTCGCGCTTACGCTCCAGCTGTTCTTTTCGTGACATCCGCAGGCCCGTCTTCTTCGGCGATCGGCACGCCGTTTTTAGGGCCTTCGGATTATTCACAATGGTCAGATCCCCGGCCGCGAGGAGCGCGCAGAGCTTCTCGAAAGACTCGGGATCCGGAGCGATCTCGTCGGCATCGCCGCGGAGGTCGGCCCATTCCCTCTCGCGCAGCTCGCGCTCCCCGACGTAGCGATACCCGCTCTCGGCCGCCCGGCGCTCGGCAGCGTCCGAGGATCGCATTAGATCACCAACTCCTGCTGCTCGACCTCCTCGTCCCGCTCGTTCTCCAGGACGGAGAGGTCGACGTTGGGCCCGAAGAGGAGGAACGCCCCCAGCGTCACGAGCGAGGCCTTCGCCGCGGTGTCCTTCTCGGCCGCGAACGCCTCCGCTACGAGCTGCAGGCGGGCCTTGCTGACCCCGGTCTCGTTGCCGGCCTCGGAGTCACGCTCGATCATGTGCATCAGGTAGGCGACGTTCGCGCTCATGCCGCCACCGCTTGCGGCTGCTCGC